ATATTCCTTCATAATCAATCGGGTATTCATGTATAAATTCATACAAATTACCCATCGCATCTACCGCCGTGATAAAGTCCAGCTCTCCATCTGCTTCCTTCATATCCTCAAAGTTAATCCAGACACGATAATCCCGCTGACGGATTCCATCTAACCCATAATTTACTTTAGACATCCGTTACCTCCAGCCGAACCATCAATCCCACTGGATGTCACGAATACTACGAAATGCGCTCGGGCTCGGAACATTCTTCTCTATGTTAATAGTAGACCGAATGGAATCGCTTCCTGTCACCTTTTCAGAATAGGAAAGATTGAACTCATTCATCAGGATGGCGGTCTTATAAACATGACTGGACGCCGTGTGCGAGTCACGCTCCAATAAAAGCACGGTGCAGGACTGACCATCCAGCAACTCAAGCGCCGCAATATTGGCAGGCGTGGCATTGATAAGCTCGGCTGTAAATTTGCCCGCCTTATTCAGGACAATCTTGCCCAGTATATTGCCGTCAACCGTGTCACCATCTTCAATGCCGAGGTCAATCGAATCAGCCCGACACTCACCCAGCTCCTGTAGCTTGGTTGCGTCCTGACCACCCGCCACATCAATCAATGCCTGCAGGTTGGTCTTACTTGGTGAAGCATTATAAGTTCCTATTGCTGTTTGAAGGGTCGCATTATTAGAAAGACCAACATAGACATGATAATCCTTCTGTTTAATCCCGTCAGTTCCATAAATTACTTTTGCCATTTTATTTTCTCCTTGTTGCCCACCTCAATCAGGGGGCATTAAAAGTTATTGTTGTCATCCAGCCCGTGATAAAGGTGCCTGCGTCTATTCCTACAGACACGGCAGGCTCAATATCGGTCAGGACTGTCCAAGACATGGTTGTGATTACATTTTCCAGCAGGTCAAACATCACCTGCTGTTTTGCTAATAAGTCGGTCGGACTATCAAAGTCATAAACATCAAAGGCGGACAGAATATACGAATAAGAGATGGGCGCATAAGCACGCACATTCTTCTGATGCTCACTCAACCCGAGAAATAATCCAATCGCAGGAAAACTTCCCATCGCCAGCTCTGCCTCGCTCCTGACGACCGCATAGTTCGGGAACCTGGCTTCCAGCTCGTCCGCTAAATCCTCGTGCATCTTCAGAAAACCACTGGAATTCATACCACAAACACTCCAAACTGACCCTGCGTGTAAATGCTGGCAGGGTCGCTGATTATTCCCGCCGTAGCAAAACTGACGCACTGGTTAGCCAAGTCCCGATAATTGTCAGCATTGGCAATGATGTCGTCAAATGGAGCCGACACGAGGGTCGCCCCGCCCGCCATATCACGGGTCGTGTTGACGGCACCCTTGACCAGCTTCTTCAAAGCAATCGCCAAATAATATAAGCTGAAATATGATTCCGCATAAATCAGGTTACGCAGGCACTTTTGGTCACGGTCTAAACTGTCAAAAGACAGACCGTCAAACTCCGCATAAGTGTCCTCGTCAAAGGTGTTGAGCTTGTTAACATAGTCCTGATAGGCGTCCGTGTCCAACGCTTCCAGCAGGTCACGAGCACCGTTAGATAATATCTGCGAGTTAATTCTGTCCTGCGCCTGCGTGGTCACATTTGCCAGCTGAACCATCTTGGCTTTGATAATGTCCTCGTGAACAATGGGTGCGCTCATTGCGAACTAATGATAATGAAAGAATCGGGTGGCAGGGTCTTGACAGTGTCCTCGTCCAGACGATAACGCACATGAGCACTATATATCCCGTAGGAATAGTTCATATAGACCTTGACCGTCTTTTGAGGAGCAGAGACCGTGCTCGCCGTCTGCTTATTAACAGGATTAGTTAATTTAGACGCAGAACTGGCTTTGCTTGTCTGTTTGGACGCAGGACTGGTCGGCTTGGGTTTAGTTGCCCGTGCCTGTCCCGCAGAGCCAGTCGCCTTTTTAGTTGTCTTTGCCTTTTCCATTGCTTAACTCCCGCAACATTATACTACTAACTGATAGTTACTCTACAAGTAACCATATCAGAAGGTAACATATTAGGATGATAAGCACGCAAATAAAAGTCGTCGGTTGCACTTACTGTAAAAGAACCATTTTCAGGAATAACAGTAGCACCAGTAGCTCTCATAGCATCCGCTAATGTATCCGCACTTTCCAAAGTAGCAGTAGCACACACCACGACCGCACCCTCGTTCGGGCAACAGACATGGATAGCAAGACCTGAACTGCCCGCAAGCGTATAAGTGCCCGACACATCAGTATATCCATTTACTCCGCCCTTGGCGTCATCGGAAGATAACAGGATAGGAGCAGAACACTGGGCATCCTTGAACGCAACCACGAAGCTGTCAGCTCTGGCTAACTGAAAGTCCAGATACATGTCATAAGTATACTCAAATGCAGGACCCAATTCAGCCCGGGCATTGTAGCCAGTATTCTTTCTATAACTCATGCTGTCGGTCGCAATGTCCATGTTCTTCGGGTCACCAAACACGATAGAACCATATAGGGTGGCGTCTGACTCATGTGTTTCATTAATGCCAATCCAGCCAGGCACCGCAATCAGGTCACATCCCATAAACTTGGGTGTCTGACCAGTCGTTAATACCTGCTCACGAGTAACATTGGACGGCGTTGTCATATCCGAGCGAGAATCCACATACAGGTCAAGGTCTGCCTGCGACATTAAAAACACATTATTCGGATTATCACGATACCTGCGTGGCATTGCTTTATACATCTTGCGCATTAACGCTAACAGGTTGGCAGCATTATAATTTGTATCACCAACAGCCATACTGGCGTCCACTTTGTGCGGGGTCAGGTAGCGTCCCAGGAAACCCTTAACTTTGATGTCACCATAGGTATTAGTATTTGTGCCATCGGCAATCTGGAGCATTTTATTAAAGCCCAGGTTCAGGTCATAAAAGTCCTCCGTGCTGGCATAGTTTCCGCCCAGCCCATTGATGGCGAGCAGGAGAATATCATTGCCCAGCGCTATTGCTACATCGTTAATCACCGACTGTTCCCAGCCAGGATTATACAAATTATCAATCACGGTTTGCAGGGGAATGTCCTTCTGAAGCTGACAGTGACGCAGAAACAGGTTCACGCCAAAGTTATGGACAATACGCCGATTGATGTTGGTAACCTGCCCACCATTCTGCTCGTTAGAAATCAGGTTCTTCTGCGTGATAGCCGTTCCCTTCACGGGCACAACCAGCTTATTAACAATGCGGGTATTAAATAAAGACAGATACGGGTTCATGTCATAAATATACTGGATAGCAATTTCGGCTTCTTCTTCGGTCAGCGTGCGCCCCCGAGTAAAGTCCAGCGTTATCTCGTCCAGCTCGCTCTTTTCCAGCAAAGCACCCGTCGGGTCGGTAATCTGATAACCACAATATTTGGTCAGCAAATAGGCAGCCATCCCGCTAACTGCCTTCTTCGGCTTGTCAGGATTGACAATGCCCTTCTCCAATGTTTCTTTGAACATTGTCACTAAATTTAATGCATCCTTCGCATCAACTACTATTTTATTAGCCATTTTGTTTTCTCCTATACGAGACCTTTTCCACGAATATCAGGGCTCGCTTCCCTGACAGGTTGCGGCACAGACACTGCGGAATTGGTCAGGTTTTCGTTAAGTTTTTCGTTTGTCTCGGAAAGCGATTTACTAATTTCGTCAATCTTATTATTGAACTTTTTTTCCATTTCAGTCAAGGACTGCAGGAACTTGCTTTCCATGCTCTTCACAATTTCTGCCACATCGGGCAGGTCAGGTTCGGGTTCGGACGCTTCCGTCTTCTCCAGTGCAGGCGCAGGTTCGGTGTCCGTATTAACATCTTCCGACCCAGCAGGTTGAGAACCTTCAGAACTTTTAAGAGACGCAATCTTTTTATCAATATAGTCAGTGGCTGACTTCATTGAATCCGACAGAACCTTAAGTTGTTCCTCGGTCGCTGAATCCCACGCTACATTATTAAAGAAGTCCTCCTGCATAATATCAACAATGAAGCTCGGATTGACAGACATTTCAGTCAATACATTATCCATCGCCTCATCAAAGTTCTTGGAAAGGTTCAAACTATCAAGCACCCTCTTAATCCACGATTTCATTGTTTTTTCTCCTTTTTCTGCCCGAGTTGAGCGAGAAATACCAAACATTGAATAGCCCGTAATTTCGCCTTTCTTCCATGCTTCCCAGTTTTCGTCACTGGCACGAGAAACCAAGACCCAACTACCTGCCTTGATTTTTTCTTTGCCAATTATAAAGTCCACGGGAGCTATGTAGCTTTCCACAACCGCACCCGCACCCGCAAGCAGGTTGTGCTCGGTATCAATGTTGCGATAATACTGCAAAAACTCGTGCGCAGTTTTTTCAATCTCGTCGCTGGTCATATAATCGCCGTCAGTATCTTCAAAGTCAGGCTCGTAAACAACCCCATACAGTAGTTTTTTCTCGGGATTGTCGTCCTGCTTTGTGATAATTCTGACGGGAAACTCTATGTCGGCATGGTCGCAGGTTGATTTAGCAAGAAAAAATTGCTTCTTATTTGCGCCACGCTTGACATAAGACACATGCGTTATTGTTACATCTTTTAGTAAACGCTTTTTCTTCACGCTTTCCATTTTAACCTCTACAGATTTGTAATGTGTGTGCTTTCGTCATTGTTTTTGTTCGGGTCAAGGTTGTTGGTCGCCTCACCATCACCCAGCCCGAGATTTGATTTGTCGCTCGTGCGCAGGTTACCGTTAATGTTGGGTTGAACCTCCAAATTGTCCGTCCTGCTCTCGTCCTGGCTCGTGTTTACAAGGTCAATCGGCTTCAGGTGCAGGAACATGCGACGCACCTCATTGACAGAAAGCACCCGATTACCGTAAGCATCCACCATATTATAATAAAGGTTGGCAATAATAGCGTCGTCCTTCTCGTTGGAAATGTTCATCCTGCGCAGGTTAAACTCACAATTAACACCAAACTCAAGCTCCAAAAACTTGTTAATAAACTCTACTACAATATTCTGCTCGGGCTGACATACGGTCTCCATAAATAGTTTAAGGTCAGTAATGCCCGCCGAACCGCCCCCGAAGTTACCGCCCTGCGAAAGACCCAGCAACTTGGGATTGACCCGACACTTCAGGGCAATCTTGAACTGGATTTTGTCATTGAGCGTGATAAATTGCTCATCTATAGATTTAGAGAGCGGAATGAGCTTGATGGTGGCTTTCTCGTTGGGCACGGACAAGAAGAGCATTTTGTGCGCATTAGCCACGCCCTTCAAATTATTCTCTATAAATTCCTTGATTTTTTCGTAGGACTTCTTGGACAGCTTACCACCCGTAATCAGGACAGCCCAGGCAGGTTGACCACCATTAGAAAAAAAGTTGATATTATATTGGTCGGTTAAATATGATTGCTTGATTAAATCAAATAAATGCGCCGTGTCGGGCTTGCCATAATACATGTTTTCCTGCGAAGGACGCTTCAAGTGCAGGCAATAATGCACGCCGTCCCGTGTCTTGCCCGTGGTCGGATACGGCTCAAACTCCACAGGAACAACTACACCGTCGGGAATGTAAACATACTTATCTATATCACGCAGGTTCGCACCATGCCCGTCCGTCTTGGGTCGGATATACATGTCCTTGGCAGGCAAATTATATAAGGACTTGGTCTTGCCACTCTTGACATACTCCAAATAAGCATTATCAAACAACTCCAAATCCATGTAAAGACCCTTCAAAATAGAGGTGAAGGTATCGCCAAAGTTACGATTAGGTGACTTAAAGAAGGAAACAATATCTTTCCTGCTATCAATGTCCTTATATCCGAACGAATAGCCCAGCCCAACCGTCGTGTCCGTCTTAATATTTAAGCAGGTCTGATATGTGGCGTCCAGTGCCTTATAAGACAAAATCTGGCTCGGATTATAGGGAGGCAACAGACAACCATAATTCCTGACCGTCGTCGCACTCGCAATCCTTATAGAACTCTTGGGCAGGGTCACTGATTTAGACACGGGCGCAAAAAAAATCTCGTCAACCCCATCTATTTCGGCTTCAAGCGTGTCAGCGCCGACTGGCTTCTCTGATATAATCCTTACATCTTCCAACTTAAAATCTCCTAAAAAATTTCAACTTCCGAATCATAACTTTCAGGTTCGGGTTCATCATTATTATTATTATCTTTAATGTCAAGTATTTTATTTTTAATTATTCGGGGTAAGCTAAAATTGTCTATATTAGTGTCCGCTCCAATACCGTCCACCTCAACCTCAAAGGCGTCCGACATCATAGACAGAAGACCTGCCAGCGAGTCAGGCGCATCGTCCTTGCCAAACTTATATTTGCCGTAGTTGGACAGGTTAGTCATGAATCGCCGATAGTGTTCGTCCTGCTCCTCATCAACCAGGAAATAGCAGTCGTTTTTAATCTCACCCACCCGCAACATAATCCTGATTTCTTTATTAGATGAGGTAGACCTACAATCCAGTTCCAGCCCGAGAAACTCAAATAGTGCCTTATTATTGCGCTCCAGATTAGTGGCAAACTCTATTCCGCCAGCGTTACTTTCAAACACCATCTCGTCGGGCTTGAAGTAAGCAATGCGTTCCAGCAACGGCTGTTCTAATTTAATGCTGTCCTCGTTAGAAAAGACCACGCTCACGATATATTTGCGTGTCCCGTAACGATAACAGAAGGGACAGGACATATAATCGGAGCCCTTGTTAGCATAATCGCACCACGCCACGATTTCGTCGGGTGTTCCCAGCTTTTCCAAGTCAGACATACTAAACCGATTAAGCTCGTCAAAATTAAATTTAGCGAAGGCACTGTCGGTAGGTTCACCCTGATATAGCGCCTGAAACATCCAGTTTAGGTTCTTGCGTTCCCAGGACTGCTTGATTGCCAATAGTTTATCCGTAGAAATCATGTCTTCACAGACGCTCCTACCCGTCTCCTCATTAAACGCAGGAAAGATAAATTTATGCCACGACGGGTCGTCCTTCCGCAGACCAATCGGGTCTTTAGATGACCAGCGTGTCTGAATTATAATCTCGGCACAATCGGATGTCGTGTCTATGCGGGTATTGTGCACAGTCTCTATAAATAAGTCCAGCTTATCAAGATATGTCTCGGAGAGAGCTTCTTCGGGGTCTTTGATGGGGTCGTCCAGAATTGCCGCCCGATTACAGCCACGCCCCGTTATGGTGCCTTTCAAGCCTGCTCCAAAATAAGTAAGGACGGTCGTGCCATCTAATTGCCACGCCATTTTAGATGAGGCACGAGGGTCAACCTTGATGGCAGGAAACACCTCCGCATACCTGTCCGTGTTTATAATGTCCAGCACCGATTTAGACAAGTCCATAGCCAAATTATCGTTATAGCAGTTGCGCATAAACGAGCCCTCGGGGTCATAGCCGAGCCACCACGCAATCCAAATGCTGGTAGTCCTGCTCTTGCCCGCCCTCGGAAAGAAGGAAATCAGCACCTTGCGCAACTCACCCAGCGTGACTCGCCGAAAAATCTCGGTCAGCTCTATTAGTGGCTGTTTGTCGTCCGTATAAAAGTCGGGACACATAAACTGACAGAATTTCCACAGTCCGAGCTCCGTGTGCGGTGAGAAAGCCAGCTGTCGCTCGTCACACTTCTGACGCAGGCGTCGCTGTTTCTCCAGCTCAAACTCTTCCTTCGTGAATGCTATATCAGTCATCGTCCTTATTCTCTAATGCTTCAAATTCGGCGTCCACTATCCCGCCATTCTGGATTTGTTTATCTAATTTATCAAAGTCCTCGTCGGACAGCTCGGACAGACCTATCTGCTTTTGCTCGGCTACCTTGCCCGCAAGCTCCAGCTTAACAAAGATGTCACGAGCTCCGTCGCCACCCGCAATCTTCTGCAATACCTCAACAATCTTGGTTATGTCGGACATCTTGACCTGCTTGCGCATGGACAGTGGTTTGCCTTCTTTTATTTCTTCTTCCTGGACACGGTCAATGTAGTCCAGCTCACGATTGACTATTCTGAACGCCTTCAAGCCCATATTATTCAGGACACGCACGAAGTTGCGCACAAAATTCTTGGCTTCCGTCATTGCCACATCCTGCTGAATGTCCTGCTTTTTAACGATATATTCCTGCCGTTGCTGGAGCCAGGTCTTGCCCCTGTTTATAGGGTCACTGACATCGTTAGCTTTAGCAAGAATAAGCGGTTTAGATATGCCGTGCCGTTTAGCCAGCTCATCAAACGACGGATAGTCAGTGCCCAGCACATAATCTGCCCGAATTTTATCCCAATTGATTTCTTTATAGTTGGGCATTCTTACCTCCCGAACAGGCGCAGAGCTTCATTACGCACCTCACTCTGTTCAAATACACCCCTAATAGCACTGGTAACCATAACAGAATTTTGCTTCTCCACACCCCTGCAGGTCATACAAAAGTGTTGCGCTTCACAAACCACCATCACGCCCAGCGGATTTAGACCTTGCTGAATGCTATCAGCTATTTGAGAGACCAGCCGTTCTTGTATTTGCAGGCGTCGGGAAAAGATTTCTACCAGCCGAGCAAGCTTGGAAACACCAATCACCCTGCCATCAGGAATGTAAGCTATATGTATCCTACCAAAAAAGGGCAAAAAATGATGTTCGCAGGTTGAATAAAACTCAATGTCCTTCAAGATTACCATCTCATTACACGCCCCATCCTTAAAAACACGCATAACATCGTCGGGACTTTGATTATAACCACCAAATAGTTTTTCCCAGGACTGCATAATGCGACGGGGAGTGTCTATCAGTCCTTCTCGGGTCGGGTCATCTCCAATATAAGTCAGGATATCCCTTAACGAATTTTCAATAGCTTGTGCATTTGTATGGACAGTTTCCATTTTGGATTTTCCTCAATAACCCGCAGACAATAGTTAACATTCTTGCGGTTTAATTTCAAATTATCAAATATAGGACTTAAATAATAATTATTAGCAGGTGGCAATTCGGTAAAATCAGGAATAGGGTCATTTAAACTAACCGCATAACGGATTTCATCTACAAACTTAAAATTGTTACACACAACCGACGCAGGCACCTTGGGACTAACCGCCACATAATCTATAAGGTCGGGAACCTTATTGCTCCCGTTGGTCTCTATACAGTTTTTATATTCTGCAAAATAACCAAGAACCTCATCCGTCAACTGTAAGGTAGGTTCACCTCCCGTCCAAACAATCGTAGTGACATTAAATTGCTTGACCTGACTTAAAATTTCCAACACAGACATTTCTGTCCCGCCGTCCCAAATCGTGTCACAAAAAGGACAGGACATATTACAACCTGCCAGACGAATAAACACACAACTCAACCCGACATTGGCACCCTCACCCTGCAAGGACTGAAAGATTTCTATTACTTTAAGATTCTGGTTCATATAAACACTCCGTTCCTGTCGTCTCGCTCAACCCGACCGCCACCAGCTCAGGAAACTGCTCCTTAAACATCCAAAATATCTTTTCTGTTATATTTTCAACCGTAGGATTACAATCAAATATATCGTTTAAGTGCCGATGGTCAAGCACATTGTCCACAAAGTCCTTGATAGGCTGTAGTTTCCTATAATCCAAAACAAAGCCATCACGGTCAGGTATACCACGCAAATAAATAGTCAGGACATAATTGTGCCCGTGCAACCGAGAACACGGATGGCGTGACGAAAGCCCACCCAGCACATGACTCGCCGAAAAGTAAAATTTCTTGGAAATCGTGGTCATCTTTCATACTCCGTCGGGTCTTTTATGCCAGCCAATGCAAACGCTTTCTTTCTATTAAGACATGATTCGCACACGCCACATTGCTTATCTCCCGACAAATAACAGCTCCAGGTCATAAATAAAATATCTTTATCAATAGAATATGTTTTCCTGATAATATCTGCTTTAGACATTCCTTGTATGGACGCAGAATTAATTTTTACAACACGGTCTTTTCGAAATTTTCCAAACTGCATAGCTAACTCAAAGGTCTTGAAAAATTCTATTGAACAGTCAGGATACAGACGCTCTCCGTCAACCTCAACTATATCATCCGTGTGCGAGCCAAGCACAATCTCGTCAAACCCGTGACTGGTGGCATATATCATCGCCACCTGACAAAACAAAGCATTACGCAACGGAACCACGACACTCTGCTGGTATTGACCTTCAACCATAAAATTACTATCAGTAAGCTGATTATTACCAAAAATATCTAACAATCCTGAAACATCTAACCTTACGAGTGGCAAACCAAGTCTACCTGCCACTGCCCTACAAACAGCCAACTCAGAACTACCCTTCTGACCATAATTAAAATTAACCAAAGTCACATCATGCTCCCGACTTTCAATAACGGCCATCCCAACCGAATCTAACCCACCCGAACAAATAACGAGTTTCTTCATTTTATCCTCCTATAAATATGCGTCTGCATAATTACTAAATAATAACCATTCCTTGAAGTTGTGCCACGCTAACTCCTCCAGATTAGTCATCCTACAACCAGCTGGTTTTTTAATAATATTAACCCTACCATCCTTATATTTACAAACATGACTATATCTATTTCCTGCCAGCCACGAACTACTGTCCACTGAATAAAAATGCAATTTAGGTAACCACTTAAAGCCAGTAAATCCGAGCCCGTGCACCCGTGCATTCAAACGAGAAGCGTCCCTAATAAATTTTGTTACTATCGGATACTTAGAACTATCAAGCTTGTCTACCAGAAACGCACCAAAACACACATAATCATAATCCGTGCACATCTTAAGCCAATAGTCATAACCACGCCCTACATGCCAGACAGGCATTGACTTCCAGCCGACCTTCTTCTCTATTCTGCGCCTCAATCGTTCCACCTCGGACAAACCAATCACCCTGTCCACATCAATCTCTATATAATTCCTGATATTCTTTTTCAAAACGAATGCGGCATAACGGTCAGCATACTCGTCCCAGTCAATGTCATCGGTTTTCCTGCCATTCATATAAGAAAAAGCCCCACTATCTAAAATAAAGTCCTTATATTTGTGAACGGGCTCATCAGACAATATTACGAGAAAACTGTCCAGCCGATAAAAGTCATAAAAGTTTCTCTTCTTCCAAGGCAACCCGCCCATACCAGCTAAATAAACACGCACCTTCAGTCCTCGTAAACATTCCTGCCACAATGCGGGCAAATAAGTTCTCTCGGCTTTGTTTCCACGACCTTACTACCATCTTCAAAGAAGGACGACACATC